TGTATAATGGTATAAATACTTTGGAAAATCCATGGATTTCTCCTCCCCGCTTTTTCTTTCATCATACATCAAAATTCGACAAAAGAAAAGCCCCCACGTCACCGCAGGGACTCATCCAAAGGAGAAAATCAGTCTATGTATCTGGAAAACGTCATGGGGGGATAAAACCAGATACCTCACCGCTTGCATACCCTGCGGCATTGTCCCGTAATGTACAGGCCTGTCTTATGAGGGATTACACAATACCGGTTAATCAGCTGCCAGGGTATGATGCCTGGCAGCCGTTGCTTAAATGGGGAGGGTGCAAAACCAATCAGCTTTCCGCTTCATCCAATTTTGCATATTACAATTATAAATCGTCCAAACGGACATGGCAAGGACACGATTTTGACATGCTCCTGTCAAGGCCCTAATCCAACATAAGGGCGTCTGCACCAAAGAGATATACACTAAGTATCCCTGTAAGCTCCGTTATCCATCGTCTGGCTGTCCGCTCTCCATATCCGTAAATCTCTGCAATATTCTCGTATGTCATCCCATCCAGGTAGAAATATTTAAAGGCCAGATATTTCTCATGCGTATTCTTCCGACACTCCTCATCCTCCAGGAGCTTCAAGCACTTGTCTATGTGGCCTATCATGACAATGCTCCGGAGCTTGCTCTTAAGAATGCTGTTGATAAAAATATCTTCCTCCGTGAACTCCTCCAGTTCTTCTCTGTTGTCCATATCCGAAAGCTCCGCCACGCCCTCCTCCACACTCTGACAAATTCTGTTATAATTTTCCATCAACTTTTTGGTATTCTGGAAAATCTTTGTGCGCTTATTTCTCTGTGTCTGTTTTTCATGTTCTTTGACCGCTTCCTTTGCGGCCAGCCTTGCCACTTCTTCCAGTGCTTCTGTCTGTTTCACCGGCATCACCTCCTCCCGCATCCAGATGTGGACACGCCCAGCACCCGTACCGTATCCTGCCCTTGTTGTTGTGCTGGCCGTTACACCCGTGACGCCCGTTGTCTATGTAGCATTGTCTCATAATACCGTATCACTCCCTTCGGCGGCCGGCGCAGCTCCGGAACCGGGCACAGGCTGGTGTACATGTAGGCTGGCGCCGTCCGGATGCGCTCCTTGATTGCCTCGTCGGCCTGGGCGGCCAGAGCCTTGCTGCGGTCGATGCGGCTGACCTTGGACTGCTTACTGCCTTTCTTTCTCATAGACACCACTGCCTCATTACGTCTGTTACCACCTTTAGGAGCTGTACTGCAAGATTCAGTCCTATATAAAATCCTGCTCCTACGATGATGCCAAAGCTGTACCATTCAAGTACCTTTTTAATACACTCCTTGCACATCTCCTGATTCTCCTTTCGTATCAAAGTTTCAGTTTGGTTCATCATGATATTTCAATGCCTGGCCGCAAGTTGGACAGAAATAATCATCATCCTCAACCACATCTGAATCACATACCGGACAGAGGCACTCTGCTTCATCACCAGCTGAATAATATGATTGATATGCTGGTGTCCACACCACCATTCTCGGCTCGCTTTTGTCTTTTAAATATTGGACTTCTCCTGGCGTCAGGCCGGTATCCTCATAGGCTTTCAGCTTTTCTTTCTGTTGCAGCATGATTGCCTTCACCCGTTGCAGTACCGACAACGTAAAAGTATTATCCCGTTCCGCGTTGGACTTTATTGCAGCATCCAGCTCTATGATGTCTTTTTCAAAATCTCTTTCCATCCAGGCTCCTTTCTCCGGTTCTCCCAGAAATGCTAATTTTACTCACTGTCTTCACATGTGCCTAAATCGTCCAGATAAATAATATCTTTCCCGCACTCTCCGTTATCTCCTCGGTAAACACAATCATCATTACTGCAAACAACTATTGTTTTTCCCATACTATCATCCTTCCTCCGGCCTCCCAGAAATCCTAATTCTGGTTACAGCCTTTTTTCACCTTCTGAATCTCTTTCAGTTTCTCAATCAGCAATGACCGGTTCGTATCGCAATCCCGGAAGAACTTCCCATCCCGCAGCAGATAGTACTCATGCCGGCCGTAACCATCATGATATTTGGCCTCATAGCTTCCTGGCGCATATCCATCGAATATCATTGCGTGATACACCTTGACCACCATGCTGGTGCCGTCCTCCAGGTCATACCGGTAGTACCGTTCCCCGGTCTGTTTCGTCTCAATCCATAACGGCCACGTCTCATATGCATCCACAAAGGCAGCCCGTTGGTCATTGTTTTTCAGCAAGGGAAGCTCCGGCTGTTCTGGCTTGGGCGGATTCACGATGTCATCCAAATCGCACACATAGCTGGCCAGGGCGCAAACCTTTATTTTCAGCCGGCGGATATGTATGTCATTTTCATCCACATCACATTTTAACCCATCATTAAGCAGCTTTTTGGCACGCTCCAGTTCATCCTGGGCAATCTGCAGCTCGGTCATGGGTTCCTCCGGGGCCCGGATGTCCTCCTCCGTTTCTGGAATCTCCGTGAATTCACCATCAATCACGGTATCCTGGGATTCCGGCATACCAGGGACATCGTTTTCATGTTCTGATGCCTCATCCTCAGCACTTTCCAAGAGGCTGAGTAATTCCTTTACGTACTTGCCCCAGGTCAAGCTCAGAAATGTCTCGCACATATTATCCTGGAAATGAATCCGTTCCGGGCCGCATTGATAAAAGCCGTACTCCGTTGACCCGCTGTTATGGGGTTCTCCGTGATTGCTTATCAGCTCCTGCCTCAGCAGTTTTGCGTTCCCATCATTGGCAGCCTGCACACACGGCTTGGACATGTGATGCTGATAGAAGTCCAGAACACATTCCTCCTGGGTAGGGATGGCTGTTCTTCCCTGTTTCACATCCGCGGCATCCAGCGGCGGACAATCCGGCTCTGCCTTTGGGGTTTCCAGATGCTCCGGGCGCCGCTGCGAACTATAACATTCCAACTCGCAGTCACCGCGCCTGACGCATTCCCAGCAGCACACCCGGCTGCAGTCCTCCCCGGTTCCCGGGATGAGCTTATGGGCCTCCTCCAGGGTGCAGTCAAATTCTGGCCGGTGGATGCACTTCCCTGACTTCTCTGGGTGGGGTTGTTCCGGCTCTGGTTCCGGCTGGGCTTCCTGGCGGGGCTCTGGTTCTTGCTCCGGGGTTGCGACGGTCGCAACTTTTTTCTCTTTTTTCGGCTTCAGTGCCCGGATGGCTTTAACCGACATATCCGGGGTGACCTGCTCCTGCAGCTCCTCCTGCATAGGTATCATCTCTATCAGCTGGCTGACATTGTACGACTCATATGCATCTTCCAGCCTCGGCAGTTCCCCTGGCTCTACCGGGATTCCGAATTTATCATACAGGTTGATACACCTGGACGCCCAAGACTTGTCCTTGCCGTATTCATCACCCAAAAACTCGTTAAAGCTGTCATAACCTTGTCCCTGCCACAGCTTTTCATCCCGGATGATTTTCAGGTAATAGCCGAAGCCTACAAAACCATTTTTGATATCCTTGTAGGATATATTGGCCAGCCGCCTGGTATCTATAAAGGTCAATCCTGTTTTCTTAACTTCCTCCATCACGTTTCCCCTTTCACTTTTGCTATCCTTGCCTTAAGGGCCGCAAGCAGGGAATCCTGCGTAACCTGCTTATTCTGCAGCGCTGCCATGACATCCTCATCCATCCCCCCGGATACAATCAAGTGGTGGATAATAACATTATCCGTCTGTCCCTGCCTGTGCAGCCTGGCGTTTGCCTGTTGATACAGTTCCAGGGACCAGTTAAGGCCAAACCATACGATGATGTTTCCACCCGCCTGGAGGTTGAGTCCGTAAGCGGCACTGGCCGGATGCGCCAGGAGCACATCTATCTTCCTCTCATTCCACTGGCTGATTACGCCCGGCCCCTTAAGCTCCGCTATCCTAAGTCCCTTCGGAAGGCACTTGATAATACGGGACTTGTCATGCTGGAAGTTGTAGAATACCAGTATCGGTTTCCCCTGGCTGCCTTCCACAATCTCCTTGAATACCTCCAGCTTCTCGCCATGGACCTCCACTGCATGCTTGTCACTGTCATATACGGCCCCATTACAGAACTGCAGGAGCTTACCGGAAAGCACCGCTGCTGACCCGGCATCCAGTGTGGCCTCGTCCACTTCCAGAAGCATCTCACGCTCAAACTTCTCATATGCTGCCTGCTCCCTGGGATTAAGACGCACATGTATTACATTGTCAATTCGCTCTGGAAGCTGCAGGTAATCCTTTGCCTGCAGGCTGATGCAGATGTCGGATATCCGCTGCTGGATAATCCGGTCTGCCCCTGGAAGCGGCGCGTATGAAAAGATGGTATCCCGGTTTCTGGATGCTGGCGAGAAATATTCTTCCCGGTACTGCCCTATCCTTGTCCCCAGCCGCCGTCCCTGGTCAAGCAGGTATATCTGGGACCACAGGTCCAGAAGGCCGTTTGGCGCCGGTGTACCGGTCAGCCCATAAATCCGGCGTATGTGGTTCCTCACCAGGCACAGGCTCTTGAAACGCTTGGCTTGCGGGTTCTTGAAACTGGACAGCTCATCTATGATTACCGTGTCAAACGGCCAGGCGTTGCGGTAATGGTCCACAAGCCATTGCACATTATCCCGGCTCAGCACATACACATCTCCCGGGGTATTAAGGGCCTTTATCCGCTTCTCTCTGCTGCCAAGCACGGGGATAATCCGAAGCAGTTTCAGATGGTCCCATTTCCCGGCCTCTCGGGTCCAGGTATCCTCCGCCACTTTCTTGGGCGCTATTACTAATGACTTCCCGACCTCAAAACGGTTATACCGAAGGTCATTGACCGCGGTCAGGGTAATCACGGTCTTACCGAGTCCCATGTCAAGAAACAGGCCCAGGGCAGGATCTGATATCATACGGTTGATGCAGTACCTCTGGTAATCATGCGGTACAAACTTCATGGCTGCTCCCGCTTTCTTGATTCTTCAAGAAATTCTTTCAGTTTCCAGTCCTGCCAGGCCGGATCCTTTCCTGCATCTGACGCTATGTACATGATTGCCCTGCCTATATCCGGCTCCCGGTCAAGCACACAAGCTGCGCACCCCAGTTCTCTTAGGGCATGTATCCTTTTACTCTGCAGTACTGTTGCCTTCTTCCCCTCCTGTTTAAGCTCCACGAACCCGATCCGGCCTCCGGGGAGTATCACCAGCCTGTCCGGCACGCCGGCATTACCGGGGGAGACAAACTTGAATGCGATACCACCACACTTCTTGACTGCTTCCGTGAATTTCTTTTCAAGTTCTTTTTCAAGCATTTTGACGCCTCCTTTTTACCCCTTGGCAACAACGGGCTACAGCATTCTATATATATATATACGCGTATGCGGGCGCAGGGGTATTATATATACATTACCTTTTATTTTATATTTTTATATATAAGAATGTTGCCACTGTTGCTTAAGGGTTTAACCCTTGATTTTCAAGGGTTTTTACAGCAACATTGGATTGTTGCCTCCTGTTCCCATTGTTGCCTTTTACAATTTTTGGAATGTTGCCGGGCAACAATCTAATCTTGTCTCCTGGCTTAGAACATATCCCCTCTGTTTTCCATAGTATGGACCAAATGGAATGGCTCCGGAGCTCCGTTCCCATCCAGACAGACCGGATAGTATGCTATTGATTTCATGGGCATCCGACTTCTTCATCATCTTCAAATCCCCATAAAAGCATTCACACCATATCTCTGCTGCACACACCCTGTCACGCGGCAAAAGCAGGTTCTCATCATAATCCCGCCCCGCAAAGTTCCAGAACTCTCTCCTGGCTGCCAGGTCCTTCCGGCTCCAGTCTACCGGTATCTTCCTGCCCAGGAACTCCCGGATGATCCCTTCCTTAGGATTGCTTTCCTTATGCTCCTCCTGCTGGCGTACCGCTTCCTCCGCCACGGCTCCCTCCAGAAACAGCTTCTCGCCGCACTGCCATCTCATAAAGGCCTCCGCCCAAATCTGGTCCACTTCACCTGGCAGCTGCTCAAACACATTTTTTCTGCTGGGGATTTTTCCAAGGTCAATCGGCCAGAACCGCCTGTTGCCTGTCTGGTCTTTCAAAAACTCTTTGTCATTGGTTGTTCCTACGATGATGCAGGAACGCGGAAATGGCTTCGTCCGCCTTCCGTACGGCTCCCTGTAGACATCTTCTGTTTTACTCATGAATTGTTTGACGGTGTTCATCTCTGACTTATTCATACCGGCCAGTTCCCCGGCTTCTATAATCCAGTATCCCTGGATCAGCTCCGCCGCGTCCTTCCCTTCAAAGGTTGCCAGGCTGTCTGAGTACCAGTCCTTGCCCAGGAATCGGAAGAACGTGCTTTTCCCTACGCCTTGGGCGCCGGACAGTATCAGCATACAATCAAACTTAATCCCGGGCACCATGGCCCTGGCAACGGCGGCAGCCAGCGTCTTGCGCATGGCATCCCTTGTATAGGTACTGTCCTCCGCCCCAAAATAATCAGTCAGCAGAGTATCAATACGCGGAATACCATCCCAGACCAGCCCGGTCAGATATTCCCTTATCTTATGCTGCTTATGGTTTGTCGCATATACAGCCATTGCATCATATATCCTCTCTTTCCCGGTTATCCCGTATACTTTCTCTATATAATGCCTGAGCCCTGAGTCATCCTCGTCCGCCCAGGCTCTCAGCTTGTAATTGTCCTTTGGCGCCTCCCAGGGCATGGCCTGTCCAACAACCGCCCTGTTCGCGAACTCATCATGCCAGAACCGCCCGTTCAGTTTTGGGTCATGGTTCAGTATAATGAGGACATTGTCGATGGTATTGAGGGGCTGCCCTGTCCGTGAGCTGCACTTAAGCTCTCCCATCCATTCAAAATCCGGGACTCCCTCTGTCTCCCCTTGGACCGGCTGTGAAAAGTCCTCCTGAGCCTTCCTGTACCGCTCCAGGGCCATTGCCTTGGATACCGGCTCCTGCTGCAGGGCAAATTCACACATGGCCTTAAATGATGGCAGCTGTGTCACTGGGGTTTCCGGTTTCGCGTCATAATCCTCCTCGTTGAATTTATGGAGGCGGACCAGGTCGAACGCGTTGCAGAGTTTCCCGCTGGCCGGATCCGTGGCATGGTGGCTGTACAGGAAGTTCCCGCCGTCATATAATACGGCGCCGCCCATGGTTGAGCCCTCACTGTATGTATACCGGCCCTCCCCGCAGGGGATGTACGCATCCGGTATAAACTGTGCGATGGCTTCCGTCACATCGTACGTCTGGCAGAATGCGCCTACCACCCCCTGCTTTTCAAGCGGGTTACCCTGCTTCTTTGCCGACCGGTCGCGGAGCTTTGCGGCCCCCGGTACCTCAGGCCATTCCGCCACGTTGCGCCAGTTTTGGTAGAGCCTCAGAACCCCGTCCTTTGACAGGAATGGCTTATCCCCATAAAGAAATACATACTCGCTGTCCGCGCTGCAGCTTGGCCAGTACATGAGCCGGACCGGCTCGAACGTGGTCGGGTCAAATATCTGTATCCCCAGGAAAGCCGCTACTTTCCGGGCTATAGGCTCATATTCATCCGCCGTGCATGCCACGTCCAACGGAAGGATGATGCGCAGCCTGGGGGCCGCGCCCTCATGTTTCCTTGTGGAATATACAGCATAGGAACACCCCAGTGCCTCCACGGCATTCAGAACTGCCTGTGTCCCTCCTGGGATGATGTTGTCCGCATCCAGTGTAACCAGGTGCCTGTCACCGGCGTTCTCATTCCTGCGGGCCTCCCCGTTCAGTTCCCCGCCGACAAAGCCTCCGACATCCTTTAATTCATCCTGACGCGCCTTTGTAAGCCCTTTATACTCCGCAAAGGTTTCACCCGTGCGTTCCGGCCGGGATATCCGTTGGACGAAATCCGACCACAGGAGCTCCTGCCGGTGCCAGGACGTGGCTTTCCTGCTCGTACCTACTGATATTCTGATTTTCCTGTCATTCACGAACATAAGCCTACTCCTTTTTGTAATAATCTCCTGTGAATCCATCCGCATTTAGAGGAAGCCCCTCAGCCCATGCCGGAGGCCTGCACATGAGGCTTATTGCCTCCTCCAGACTCTGCCTGCCGCCCTTGGGAATTTCCAGTATCACCTCGTCATGGATATGGAAGTTAATCCGGTACCCTGCCGTATGCAGGTTCACCATGGCGTTGGCCAGGCAGTCTCTTGCCACGGCCTGTACGATATTCTCCGTGAGTTTGCCGCCGTAGGTCGGGAGCAAATCCCATTTATGGCTCTTTTGATTCTGCCCCATGAAATAGATTCGTTTGTAATTCCTCTCGTCCGGAATCATCTGGGGGTTAAGGTAGAACAGCTTACGGCCACTTGGTAGGGTAACCATCATCCGGTCCGTATCCCTCGAGAAGGAAATGCCGTTCGGCAGGGATGATATCACACCATATTCCACGCATTCCGCCGCATGCCGCTCTATGCTGTACCACAAATCCACAATCCGTTTGTTTGATGCCCGCCACCTCTGTACGATGTCCGGCAGTTCATCTTCATGAAGGCCCATCCGCAGGGCGCCCATCTGGATAAGGGCACCAGCCGCACCTTGGTATCCCAAGGCCAGCTCAGCGACCTTTCCCTTACTACGCAGGGCGTATTCCGGGTTCCCTTTCTTTATTTTCTCTATCGGCAC